ACAGACCGAAGGCTTGCACATTCTCTTGCCTCATGTAGGCACCGCAAGCCATAGTCCCATCACTGTTTGCCGCCAATAGCAGAGTTGCGTCTTCTGTATTTGTACTTCTTCTGATTGTAAAATCTACAGGCGTTCTAATAAGATGTGAGGAGTATAAGGAGATATTAGTTGGGGTGAATCCACCTTCCTCATCACTGTACACCGTTGATGAAATACTATTACCACCACGTTGAACAAAAACAATGACACCATTTGAGACAACGGGTCTTAATCCGACTTGGCTGCCCATTTCAGATTGAGGCACAAACCCAATGTTAGTAGGGGTTATAGCTGTTGCTCTCGGCATCATAATGGCTGATTCGGCACCAGTAGAAAACACTTGTAAGCTGCGATGAGCCAGTAGGTTAACAATAGGCTCTTCATTGTCAGCAGGAGCTTCTATCCCGTCACTGTCTCTTAATAACCCTAAATCGAAATCATAGAATTCACCTAGCTTTGTAGCCCATAAAGTTCTAGGCCTACTCAAGCTACCACCTATCCACAATCGACCTTGAAACAAGGCACCGCTTCTGGGGTATCCTCTTGTCGGCGACCATGATGGTTCCCATCCCAACAGAAGTTCCCAATTCCCAGAAGTGATAACATTTGAGCCATAGAAAGGAATTTCCATTAAGGCTTCAACAACCGTAGTTGACGTATAAGAAACTATTCTTGCTCGTCCGCCATTACCTTCGATAACTTGATCTACATAACCTGGCGCAAATATAGCCGCTGAAGCTGTAATTGTTATCCGGCCATTAACCGCACTTGGAGTTAAATCCGCTGGCGGAGCAGATACTGTGGGGGAAAAATCATATAGCGGTATATTCTGCCAAGTGACAGCATCCATTATCCATAGCTTATCTCCACCATTTCTAACAATCTCCCCAGTTGGAATATCTTCATGGAAAAGGAATGTCTTATCTCCACCGGATGTCCAATTGAGAGTAGGGAGTTTAGGGCTGGTGTAGTCTACATTTCGTATGGAAGCTTGATATACACGATTCCTATAAACATCGACATTCTTATCAGAAAAGATAAACATGTACGATTGGCCAACGTTAAATTTATAGGGAACGGTTCTAGCATTAGATAAGTCATTTTGGTCTATCCAAGCATTAAACTCGCCAAGGTTAATTGTACCTGCGCCTAAATCTGTTGCTCCAATTCGAACAAATCTTAAGTACCTTACAGTGGCATTTATTTTTCTTCTAAGCGTTACAGCTACTGACGTAATCGTAATAGGATCACCAATAGACGTCCAACTAACATTATCAGTCGATGTCTGTATATAGAACTCACCAAAGCTCGAACCTATAGTAATAGTTAAATTTACGATGTCTGCAAAAGCAACGTACACTTGCGCACCTAGATCATATTGGATCACGATATAAGGATTTGTCGTCCCAATAGCATTAACCGTTTGAAACAGGGTGGCTGGATTGTTGTCATTCGCGTTTGCGGTAACACCACCATTAGGTGCGCTTATAGTAACGCCGGCGACAGCTCTTAAGATAGTTCCATTAATTTGATTTAAGTGAATACTTCCCATTCGTCGCTTACATCCGCCCTCAGGGATAACCACAACATTTCTTAACTTATCAGCACCGGCATAATAATAATCACCATCATTTCTAGCGATTAAAGTGGGTTCGAATTCACCTGCCGTAAATCTATTTTGTCTTTTGTGAGCCATTAAGAAAACCTTGCTTGCAATAGTTCACAACTTGTCACGGGTTCCATTGGCATTCTTTGTGAATCAATTCTTCTAGCTTGACCGAATAAGCCACCCATTCCGTTATCTTGCAATGGCCCGAATGCCCGTACATACTTAACGTTAGCTAAATCTTGTTTGTCAGTGAGAATAGGGGCGAGCTTAGAAGCAAGAGCCATTACAAAAAATTCTGTAAACCAGTACGGCCATTTATCAGGATCTACATAAGCTTGATAGTCTACGTATAGCTTCTGGACGTTAGAGTAGATCTGATTCTGAAATATTTCATAGTTCATATATGGCGGTATGCCAGTAGAGTTACTTTGGAACACAGCTCTTAAATTGAGCATGTCAGCAGGCATCTCATAGGAATATTGCCATTCGTTCAATGGCGGAGCTTGCAATTGCCCAAGCTGAACCTTTTTCATTGTGAAGCGCCATGAGTACATGGAGAGAATGTATGCACTATAGTCATCCCAAATCTCACTGCACACTTGCGATACTTGTAAATTATCAGGATCATTAAAGTCAATGATAGGCCTCAATCCAAGCTCGGTGAGAGCGAGGGAGCACACCTTATACTTGTTTGAAGCCATATCATTGTCCTCTCTATTATGGTGTTACACGATACACAATGTATAAAGGTTGAACACCCGTAGAGCCGCCGTCAGTAAGTGCATTCAGTACGTTACCAACAGCAAGAACATTGTTAGCTGTAGGTGCGGATGTGAATGTTGTCCCAGCTGTAGAAGCAGCGAAGGCCGCTGTAATAGCAGAGTTAGTAATACCCACTCCACCAATATTAAAGGTAATGGCAGAGTTGGCCGTTGTGATGGTTCCCCCAAGGACTGCCTGAATACCAACGATGGTACCTGCAACTCTTGTTGTGATAGGAACGGTGGTTGCTGTTGATACGTCCGGGATCACAGTTGTTAAGATCTGAGCGCCGGTGGTATTTGTCACTAGCAAGAACCCGTTAATCTTTAGAGATACTTGGACTCTACTTGTGCCAGTAATCAATACTGGAGTCGCAGCTGTATCTAGTACATGCTGAACCTCGATGATATCGCCAACTTCTAACTGCGTAGACAAGCGGGAGAAGTAATTCATCGCTGTTATATCTGCAACTGAATCAGCAGTTCTGTAGGTAAGTGTTTGTGCAGACGCGCCTCGACGGGATTGATTCCCAAGCTTGCCTACACCTTTCATTTCAAAAGCCATATTTAAAACTCCTTTTAGTTTACTTCAACAGATTCATCAGCTGCGATTTGGACAATACCTGTGTCGTCAATATTGATTGCACCACCAAGGAATTTGCCTGTTACCAACCAAGAAACTTTCTCGGGGATATAGTTGATGTCTGTTTGTTCTTCCATCCCAATGGCAACACCGACAGCATCATAATGCCAAGCAAAGACAGTGCGAATGTTACCAGCCAATGGCAAACCACCTTCTTGGCGATCGTCAATTAAGTGGATATTGAAACCGAGGTAACTATTGATATCTCCGTTCACCAATGCGCGAACTGAGTTATAGTCAATGCTCGTTGCTTGAGTGGTGCCAAGCAATTGTTCTAAGCTTACGGCTGAAATTGCCATGTGACGATTTTCAGACGGAACACCATTAGCATCCATAATCCGTTTTGCACGTCGCATTTTTGGTACGTTAAATGCGTTGTTTCCACCAACTGCTACAGCAACTTGGTTTGTTACGGCTGGCACAAGTGCATTATCGATCATGATTTGATCGCGACGGCGACCCATAGCGCCGGCTACAACCTTTACAAGCTCACGACGTTCGTCAAAGTTAACTTGTTGCTGTGCGAAAATATCAGTATATTCCGGTGCAAGCCATGGCTCTAAAAGTGCGGTTTTGTTTTGGTGACCGACGTTCATAGGTGTAACGTCTGTTTGATAAGTGCGTTGTTGCGCAATCCCTTTGCCCATAACGGGGAAACGGTGCGTAGAGCCAACTATACCTGATCGTGAACGACATGTACCTGTTAGTTTGGCCATACCTTGAAAGAGTTGATGAACCTCTGCATCAAAGGATGCAATAAAAGCGGCTGGTAATTGGTTAGACATGAGAAGACCCCATAAAAAAAATTGACCTAAAAAATGCGAAGCACTTCTTATTGGCCTTGTTCTTTTACGGGTCTGACTAAGCAGATAGGCCGCGTCACAAGGGTAACGAAGCTCGAATTAACTTGCTCGACAAGTCCCATCTTTCTGAGATGTCATGTAGGAGATATCAATCTGCTACTACATTGATAATAAACGACTTAAGATGCGTATACAACAAATCAAATCGCTTATTATGGAAATAACTAGCTATACATTCTGTTGAAGAAATCATTAACCTTTTTAACCAGAACTGGATCACCTTGATCGTATTCTTTAGAAGCTAAAATCTTGTTGATCTCTTCTCTTGAGTAATCACCATCAACAGGGGCGCTTCCAACCGGCACATCCATGACATACCCTGATGCTTGCCGTAGCTTGCTTAATAAATTTACCTGCGTTGCATTGACTGGCATATTCAAGAATTCTTTATACTCTTCTTCTGAATAGATCCCTTGCTTATAAAGAGTTCTGCCCCAGTCCTTAATGTTGTTGATAATTTGAGGGGCATTTTCACCAAGCTTGCTCATCTCCTGCTCATAAACTTGTTGAGCGCGTAGATTGGCCGCTTCTGGATCATGACTGTTACCATCCTCAAATTCAGTCGCTTCCTTCAGCATGGTGTTGAATTGTTCTTGACTAAGTCCAACCTTATGAGCGAGAGACTTTAGCTTATTAACAGCTTCTTCATCGCGAACTTCAAACCCTTCCGCTAGCTGATATCCCGATGGATCTTGGGGCGCATTCTGAAAACCTTTAGAAAGTTTTTGGCGCAATCCCAACGCCTTTTGCTGTTCGGCTTGATAAGCTTTATAGATGTCATCAGCTTTATAAACACCCTTATCCTTATCCCAAAACTCTTCAGGTACACCTTCCGGTTTCTCAAAGAATTGCTTGGAGCCATTCTTATCATTTATCAGAACGGGTCTTTCACCATCGGGAGTATCATCGTCTACTGAAAGATCTTCTTCATTAAATTCACCTAGCAATCCAATTTCATTATTTTCTAACTCGCTCATATCCCTTGCTTCCCTCTCTCTGCTCTGATTCTCATTTCTCTAATAATATCGTTTTGACCTTCTCGACGATTTCCATGCACCATTGCTTGGTCATGAGACATGCCTGGCATAATGCTTGGCAGATCTAGTGTGAACTTTTTAAAGTAATTATAGATATGCATCCCAGCTGGAGTGCTTAAAGCCTCATAGAACATCTTGTTATTATATCGTTCTTCTTCTTGCTTCTTTGCCTGCTCTCGTTCGTTAACCTCTTTTGCTTGAGCGGTTATGTCTCCAAAAGCATCGTAAGTTTCTGGTATGGGTATCACTACTGCATTGCTCCCTGTGGTTGTTGTTGCTCTATTTGCATTGCTTGAGCTTGCGCTGCCATTTGTTGCATTTGCATTCTCTCGTCCTCATTTCTGACAAGGCTGGATGGGACACCTAATTTTTCAGCTACATATTCAGGTATGTCTTCTAATTTGTATCCCAGCATCGCTAATTCTTGACCGCCAATGCCCTGCACAATTTGAATTGCTTGGACAAGGTTTTGTAAATCTTCGTACCCTTGCTCTTTCGCAATCGGTGATAAGACATTGATTTTTAAACGATAGCTATCAATTTTTGAAAACTCAGGTGGTAATTCTATTAACCCCTTCATATCTAGAATTGAGAGAACGTTCTGCCAAAGATGCTGAATGAACTCGACTTGCAATCGCCCAAAGTAACTACCGGTATCAATACGTCCGCTTCTTTCCCTTGCCGCAATTTCTGTAGGCGAACGAACGGGGCCAATTACTGGGGGTAACCTGTCATTCAAAAGGATGTTCTTAATATTTTCTTGAAGCTCAGACGCCATTAACTGTTGAAGATTTACATCACCAGAACGGGGCAGGGGTGCGATAGATGGGCCATTGGGGCCACCATTTCTAGCTACTGTTATGAATTGACCCGGCGTTAAGGTAAGCGTATTGGGATTGATACCATCTGCATCTGCAACGGTGTATAATCCAAAACAATTATACTGCGCCGATCTAATAGAAAGCTCTTTAACTTTGTTAAGCATTTGTAAGTCATCAAGACATTGAACAACAGGGCCACGCCCATAATCTTCAATAGCTGTCTTACCTAGTCTTACAACAATCCATGGGTTAAAGATGAATGTATCACTGACAATTCTTTCATAACCGTTTGAAATAATAACATCGTAATAGTAAACGTTCTTTACTTTGTAAGTGCATTCGATAACTGAAATTGAGCAAAGAGGATCATCAATGATTTTCTTAACCATTTCATTGGATAATTTTGCTTGAGTCCACTTCTCTTTGATTAACTTAGCGGCAATATCAAACTTTCTAAATATTGCACCCACTGACCCGTCAACTCCAGATTCTAGGGATATTTGTTCAATAGGTACGGAAATAAACTTTATAGGTGCATCCTCGCTCTCGCCGGGTAATGTAAGCAAGACACCAGTTCCAACCGAAAGATCATAATAGAATTCTGATACGGCTACATTGAAGTTTGAGCTATTAATAATCTCAAACCCAACATCTGTAATTATCTCCAAGCCCTCGTTGATTTGCTGATGTAATTCTTTTGGAATAGCTGGTCCAGCTTTTAACTCTACCCATTTCTTGAAAGGCGGGGTTAAACTGCTTTGCATATGGTTGACGAATCGATTTACAGCAATGATGCCTGTCGAGTCGTAGACGGCATATCCTTTTTTCTGCCCGACGGTGATACTATTAGTCGGCGCACTCCC